GACAAGTATAAGAGCAAGGTTAGGATCCAACAGGGAGCCATGAGAGACTATCTCAAACAGCACCCATTTCTAAACCGTGATTATGCTAGAGAAAAATACTATGCTGACCCTTATGCAGAGGCTAAGAAAGAAACTCAGCTAAGAAAGAGGATGTCAGAACATCATTACATCAAAGATAGCGAGATTCCAGCTTTCAAAAAAGTTGGAGGAAAAATCACTAAACCTGAGCGCAAAGTATTGTATGCTGATGAAAACCCTCAAGGTTTGGGCTATATCGGTACAGCTCATAGCTTTGCTATTAACAAATTCCTGAGAGATAAGAATGCAGTTCCTCCTGAATATCAGAAAATTGTAAACACCCTTGATGGAGTAGTTGAGAAAAATAGGCTATTGAAGAACACCAAAGTCAATAGGTTTGATGATAATGTCTACCTGAAATCAGTAGTTGAACAAAACCAGCACTTACTGAAAGACTATGATAACTTTATGGACATGTTGAACTCAGGGAAAGCCCAATATAGCAATGATGGGTACACCTCAACTAGCTACATTCCTAAGTACAATTACTTTAAGGATAGACCTGTTAAAACAATCATCAATATTCCTAAAGATTATCAAATATATTTCACAGATAATGATGACGAAAGTGAGATTATTCTACCAAGAGGCACTAAGTATGATATAATTAGTGTGAAAGAAAACAAGGGCGGCATAGTCCTTGAAATGAATGTCAGAAAGGATGAGTGACTATGAATTTATCAGAGGCTTTTTCTCAAATTGACTCAATGGGGTTGAGTTCTCCTAAGCTCATCCCGTCTGAGATGACAGATGAAGAATTATCACATTTGAGGTTTACCACGTTTTCCAAAGAAGATGAGGAGGCTATCATGGCTGAACTCAAAAAACGTAACTTAGCGCTTAGAACAGTCTAGGCGCTTTTCTTATGCCCAAAATCAGGAGGTAACCATGAATAAACGTATCAAGAAGAAACGTGAGCTTGAGAGCAAGCTACAAACGCTGGACATGACAGTAGATTTCTTGCTTGACCAAAACAATCAGCTCTGGAAGATTGTTGACAAGATGGAAGAAATCAACTCACACAACACAGAGGCAACTAACAAACGCTTTGACCATGTTGAGGCGGATGTTAAAACCCTCAAAAAGGCTAAAAAGCCTTGGTTTGGTCGTAAGTAAGGAGGTGGTCACTCATCTTGACTGGTAGGAAAGACTACTTTATACCGTTTGGAGTTCCAAGCGGTTTTTATTTTGCCCTGGAGCATGGCGTAAAACTGTCTTAATTTGTCCATGTGACGTAAAAAAGGAGGAGTTAAGACATGAGTCTTAAACGTGAAATGTTAGTTGAGGCAGGTATCGAGGACAAGGCTGTCATTGACAATATTATGCAAGCGTACGGTGCAGGTATTGAAAATGCAAAGTCACAAGTCAAGACGGAACTACAGGCCGAAAACGACACATTAAAACAACAGCTTGAGCAACAGACCCAAGCTATCAAGGATTTACAGGCCAAAGAGGGAGCGAGTTCCGAAAGCAAACAACAGCTTGAAGAACTAAAAGCCCAATTTGACCAGTACAAGACTGATAGCGAGACTAAACTTGCTCAGGTCACTAAAACAAACGCTGTAGCCCTTGCTTTGAAAGATGTAGGTGCTTACAACTCTGAGGACTTGATGAAGTTCATTGACTTAGACAAGGTCGAGTTAGGAGAAGATGGGAAGCCTCTCTTAGAAGACACAATCAACAACCTCAAAGAGTCAAGCCCTTATCTATTCCAAAGTGGAGATCTGCAGCCTAACCCTAAGATTTCTGTAGGAGGCAATCCATCCGCTGGTAGTGGTGATGACGGTCTTTCAGCAGAAGATAAAGCTCTGTTTGCAGGCTTTGATAGCGTATAAAACCAAAAGAACAAAGAAAAGAGGTAATTTTAAATGGCAGTAAACTACGCAGCTAAATTTGATAACAAAGTTGATGAGCGCTTTGCTAAAGAGGCTCTTTCAACTGGTATCATTAACCAAGATTTTGATTTCACAGGCGTTGACACGGTCAAAGTCTACTCTGTCCCAACATCAGGAATGAACGACTACAAGACTACTGGTCAAAACCGTTACGGTGAGGCTGAGGAGCTTGGTAACACCGTTCAAACTATGGTACTCAAGAAAGATCGTTCTTTCACTTTCACCATTGACAAGAAATCTGAACAAGACACTAACGGTGTCATGGAAGCAGGTAAGGCTCTTGCTCGTCAACTATCAGAAGTTGTTATCCCTGAGGTCGATACCTACCGCTTTGCAACAATCGTAGCTGGTGCAGACCCTAGCCACATCAAGACAGAGGCTGTGACTAAAGAAAATGCTTATGAGGCTGTCCTTGATGGCCAGGTCAAACTGACTGACGCATTTATTCCAACAGCGGGCCGTGTGTTGCATGTGTCACCTAAGTTCTACAAACTCATCAAACTGGACCCAACATTTGTGAAAAACTCTGACCTTGGTCAAGAAATCACTATCAAGGGTCAAGTTGGTATGATTGATGGTTTGCCTGTTGTTTTGACACCAACATCACGCTTGCCACAAAATGTAGAGTTTATCATTGCTCACCCAGTGGCCACTACATCACCTGTTAAGTTGGAAGACTACAAGGTCCATGACAACCCACCAGGCATTAACGGCAAACTTGTTGAGGGTCGTATCCGTTATGACGCTTTTGTTCTGGACAACAAGAAAAAAGCTATCTACGTTCATAAGTCAGCATAAGGAGGGCTAAGTAATGGCTAGAAAGAAAGCTGAGGAAACCACAGAGGAAGTGGTGGAGACACAAGGAGTAGCTGAGGAAACCACAGAGGAAGTGGTGGAGACAGCTACTGTCAATAAGTCAGTTACTTTGACCAAGGACGGTGTGACATTTACCATGTCGGACCCTATTATGATTTCAGCCTTTGTAAATCAAGGCTACGAAGTGGAGGAATAAACTAGATGGCAAAATTTAAAGCAACATCAAACGTTGTCTTTATCGTTGACGGGAAAGAACAAAGTTACGACAAAGACACTGAGTATGACATGGATGTCAAGACAGCTGATGAGTTGAACGCTAAAGGGCAAGTAACTCATCCAGAACTCAGCCCATTCTTTGAACGTATTGACAAAGAAGATAAAGCAGCAAAGGCGGATAAATAACACCGCCTTTTTTAATTGGAGGTGGTTACTATCGCTTATTTAACACAAGATGAATTTAAAGATTTTGGTTTTGATGAAGTTGAGGAATTTGAAAAGCTACTAAAGAGGGCAGAGATTGCTATCAACCTCTTTCTTAATAATTTCTACAGCTTTGTAGACTTTGAAAAAGAAATTGAGCACAAAAAGCAAGCTGTCAAGCTGGCTACGGCTTTTCAGGTAGCATATTTGGACGCTAGTGGGATCTCTACGGCCGATGATAAGCAGTCGGTCTCTACTGTGATACTGGGACGTACTCATATCACCTACAAGAACTCCTCTAACCAATCTTTAGAGAGCACTAGGTATAACTTATCACTTGACGCTCTAAATGTGCTGAAATCGGCTGGATTTGGCTATAGGGGAGTAGGTTATGACAAACATTGACAAACGTCTGTTAGTTGATACTGTGACGATTCAAAAACCTACAGAGGAAAAAGACGGATGGGGTAAAGTAATACTAGAGAGCCCAGTAACCCTTAAACCTGTTAGGTTTGATCGACAGTACCAAGTGCAAGGCGCCCAAAACAACCGTAAAGAGTCCAAGCCTAGTGTCCTGTTTGTTTATCCCAAGTATTGCCCAGTTATATTAGATGACACCTTTGAAAATGCCATTGTCAATGACGGAAAACGTGAGTACAGAGTAACCTCTGTAGTTCCTGTTAGTTACCCACATAAGCAAAAGATTTTTTGTTATGAAGTGGAGTGTATCTGATGGGAACTAAAGTATCTGTCAAAATTGACCTCAAGGGTATTGAGAAAAAGGTATCATCAGCAGCTTTAGCAAAAGGTAAGTTAGCTATTGCTAATCAGATGATGATTGACATGGAACCATTTATCCCACGAAAAAGTGGAGAGCTGAGCGGCAGCGGTCAAGCTACAAGGGACGGAGTAAGATACCCCGGACCTTATGCCAGATCCCAGTTCTACGGCTCAAGCTACAACAAACATAGGAGCTTTACCTTTAAGAAGTACACCACTCCTGGAACAGGCAAGCGGTGGGACAAGAAAGCCACAGCGCTCCATGTTAAGGATTGGGGTAAGGTCGGTCTAAGAGCAATGGGGGTAAAAGAATGAATAACAATGATTTTTCAGAAGTCCTTAGAGATTTCATCAACACACTAAACCTACCTCTGACTTGTACCTTAGATTACTTGTCAGAGAAAGAGGGCTTAGTCCTCTACCCGCTGCCAGGAGGAAAAGTAGAGGACGAGGATATGGCTGGAACACAAACAGTCAGCCTGCCTTTTGAAATTGCGATCAAGTCAAGAGACCAAGCTTTAAACAATACGATACTGTGGCAGATAAATGCTGCCTTGTCAAAAATGGACTTGGATTTGCCAAGCAAGAACAAGTCATACAACTTTTTAGGCCTTGCAGTTGATAAGCCGTACTTAAACGACTTAGACGAGCAAGGCTTTTATATTTACTTGCTAGATGTTACAGCTAGCCTTGAAATAGAAAGGGAAGAATAATAGATGGTAAAGAACAAAAACGTAAAACGTAAACATTACATCGGACCATACAAGGAAGCGACTCCTGATACTCCACCAACTGCGCAAGAGTATCTCTGGATTGCAAAAGGAATTAAAGAATCGTCTCCTGATAACGATGAAAAGACAGATGACTTTTCAGATTTTGCAGGAGATGGAACGGTTGAAGAATTGGTAGTATCAAAAAAACGCGGACGCTCCTTTGAAGGTCTGCGTGATACAGATGATAAAGCCCAGAACTTTATCGCGGATAAACAGGACGCGGTGGGCGATGATCTGCTGGTTTGGTACAAAGAAGTTGATTCTACAGGGAAGACCCAATACGAAGGACCAGCTCGTCTTTCTGAAATCGAAATTGGAGACGGTGAAGCTTCAGAAAATGAAAGCATCAAGTTTAAGATCGTATGGCGCCGCACTCCTAAGAAGTCGGCTGTCGTGCCAGGATAAGGCTAGGGCGTGAAATATCACGCCTTTTTCTTTTTGAAAGGAGAATTTTTATGGTTGTTATTAAGAAAATCAGCAATGTCATCCCAATCGATTTTGGGGAATTTCAGCTCGAATATAACGCGAATGACAAGGGAGCGAAAAACCTTGACAGTTATCGCGATGATCTATCGAAAAGATGGGAAAAAATCAGCAAATTAACCGATGAGGAAATTGCGATTCAAGCGATGGAAATCACAGAAGAAGGCTGGAGCAGATTGTTCGGCCCAGACGCTTTCCCGAAAGTGTATCAATTTGCAGGCGAAGACACGACGATTGCGTTCAATTATTTGCTTCAGGCCATTCTCGGCATTCAAAAGGAATATCTAGAGCGCAATTCGGAAGATACCCTCAAGAAGTATCTAGGGTGATAGCATGCTAGATATTTCTAGGAAATTGGCAGACGAGCTAATCTTAGAAATTGATGGCGAAGAGCGAACCTTTCCTTTGTCGCTATCGTTTGACAAGGTTTTGAAAGTTTTTGAGATGTGGGGGGATGATGAGATCCCGGACCTTGTCCGACCACATCTAGCCTTAAAAATGTTAACAAATGAGTATTTTGACACGTTAGCAGTAGACGAAGCGATGGAAGTTGTAGCAGCCATTTTTGAAGAACATATTCAACCCGGAAAAACTGACAACGATGTCGAGTATGACTTGGCCGGGAATGTTATCAAGACTACATCGTCAGAAGAGCCACATAAACGACTCTACAATCTGAAGTATGACGGTGATTATGTCTTCGCTTCGTTCATGCAGGCTTATAGGATTGACCTCATCGAGGAAATCGGGCGGCTGCACTGGAAGAAATTTAACTCTCTTCTTGTCGGGCTCCCTGAAGGCACAAAGTTTGTTGAAGTGCTAAAAATCCGGTCTTATGAGCCTCAAAAGGGGGACAGTTCGGAATACATCCAAAAGATGCGCGAGCTTCAGAAGGAATTTCGTTTGCCTGATGAAGAGGCTGACGATGAAACCGAAGAAGATAGTTGGGACTAGAAAGGAGGATGTAAATGGCAGATGGTAAAGTTGTCATTCAGATTGATATGGATGACAGCAAGGCTCAATCAGGAGTGTCTAAGTTAAAAAGTCTATTTAGTGGATTGAGTGAGAGCGGGTCGAAGCTTGGCTCGGTGTTTAAGTCTGTTTTAGGTGCTAACCTCGTTAGCTCAGCTATCACATCCGGTATAGGTATGGTTGGCTCTGGCATCCGGGAAATGGTCGGAGAGTTGAACAGCTCGCAAAAAGCCTGGAAGACCTTTGAGGGGAATTTGCAAGCCTTTGGTCGCTCTTCTGACGAAATAAGAAAAGCGAAGACGGAGATGCAGGACTTTGCAACCAAAACGATCTATTCAGCTTCGGACATGGCAAGCACCTACTCACAACTTGACGCAGTCGGTACTAAGAATGTTGGTAGTCTGGTTAAGGCATTTGGTGGGCTTGCAGCCTCAGCGGAAAACCCAGCCCAAGCCATGAAATCACTATCTACTCAAGCTACTCAGATGGCAAGTAAGCCTAAAGTAGCCTGGATGGACTTTAAAATCATGATGGAGCAAGCTCCTGCTGGTATGGCAGCAGTTGCTAAAGAGATGGGGATGTCTACCGCTGAGCTGGTATCGGCTGTTCAAGACGGCAAAATCAAGACAGAGGATTTCTTTGACGCTATGAACCGTGCAGGGAACTCTGACGCTTTCCAGAAGATGGCTACTGAGTTCAAGACGGTTGATCAAGCTATAGACGGGGCAAAAGAAAGTCTCTCTAACAAGCTCATGCCAGCGTTTGAAAAACTCAATGCATTTGGAATTAAGGCTGTCAATGCTCTATCTGATGCTCTAGAAAAAATAAATTTCGGCAAGCTGGCTGATGGTCTAGGGAAATTCCTTGAGAGTATCAATGTAGAGAAGATTGTAGCAAAAGCTAGCAGCACTATCTCAAACCTAGCAGGGAAAGTTAAGGCCTTTTGGACTGCCTTTTCTAACACTGGGGCGGTATCTGCCTTTATCAGCGCTATCCAGAGTATTGCAGGAGCTATTGGTCATATCTGGAATAGTCTAACCGCCTCAAACGAGCTAAACACTCTTGCTAGTGTCCTTGGGAATGTGGTGAAGTGGCTTTCTCAGGCTGCAACTGTAGCAGCTAACTTTATCAGTTCGCTGCCGGCTGGAGCAATTCAGGCAATAGTAGGCGGTTTGGTTGGTTTAGTTGCTGGCTTCAAAACCTTTAACTTTTTAAAATCCTTTAACCCGTTTAACATCTTCAAAAGGAATGCAACAGAAGCTGCAAGCGGAGCAGTTGAAGCTATTACGCAGGGACGGTCTAAAATCGCTCAAATTTTGGGTAGCTTAAGCTCTGTTATCGGTTCTATCGGAGGAGCGGTCAAATCTGCTGCAATCGGTATAGGTGTCGGTATCAAGGCGGCATTAAGCGGGGTTTCGCAGGTCATACTAGCCTTTGGCGCAGCCTTGCAAACCGCAGGCGTGGCCAATATCCTAGCTTTTGGCGGAGCTGTGGCCACTGCTGCAGTCGGTATCGGCGCAGGAGTTGCAATTATAGCCGCAGGGTTCGCTCTGCTGGCTACACAAGGTCAAGGGGTAGCTACTATCATCAATGCGGTAGGAGACGCTTTTGCTACCGTAGCAACTGCAATTATCGGAGCTTTTGCCCAAGCTATTGTCACAGTAGCTGGTGTGCTGCCGATTGTGACATCTGCATTGGCTAATCTAGCCCCTCTAATCGTAGCTTTCGGCCAAGCATTCGGTGCAGCCGCTCCGTTTGTCTCGGCTTTGGGAGAAGCGATAACCTCTATCGCCTCCGTTTTACCGCCTGTGATTAGCGCTTTTAGCCAAGGTGTTGCAGCCATCGTCGAGGCCGTGACCCCAATTGTTGAAATTATAGGCAATGTGTTTACGACAGTAGCGCAAATTGTCGCAGACGCAATTGTTAGGATAGTGCAGGCTTTAGCTCCATTCATGCCAGCGGTTGTGCAGATGGCGCAGGCTTTAGCTCCTGTGCTGCAATCAATAGCCGAGGCGTTTACTACATTAGTCGCTCAGATAAGTCCGATAATAGACAGCATAGCCAATCTATTCCGGACGCTAGGCAATGTCATCAAAAACGTGCTTGACGGAGCTAAAGGCGTGATAGAGGGCTTTGGGAATGCTGTCAGGACCATTTTAGACGGCGTATCTGGTATCTTTGATTCGATTGGTCGAGCTGCTTTAAGTGCTGGTCAAGGTTTTAAACTGCTTGCTCAAGGCGTAGTTATGATTACAAATACAAATCTTGGCGATATGGCCGCCTCTCTTGGAGCAGTTGCGCTCGGTGTTGGAAATATTGCAAGTAAATCAGCAGGATTGGCTCAAGCCGGAAATGCCATGAAAACACTCGGCGTTGGCATGACAACAGTATCAAGTCAAGCTAATGCAGCAGTTTCAGGGTTAACGAATTTTGCAACTAGAATTACATCTGTACAGACCGCTGTTACAGCATTACCTTCAATTCTTGCATCAGCCGCATCGAGCTTTGCTAGTTTCGTAGGTCAGGTCGTTTCTGGTATCGCTGGTCTATCAGCTATCAATGCTCCTATTGCCGCATTGAGAACTCAAGTAACGACGATCACACCTGCTTTATTGCAGGCTGCCATGGGCTTTACTGTATTTGGTGCTCAGGTTATAGCAATCAACTCAAGCCTTACGATAGTCTCTGCTACCTTTGTGCAAGTTGGAACAAGCGCTGCAAGCGCCTCTGGCCAGATTACAGCTATTTCAGCAAGCACGGCATCAGTCAGTGCAGCTTTTGCCTCAATGTCTGCACAAGTTCAATCTTCCATGCAAATGATGCTTGCTGTGGTTCGCTCTGTTGGCGCTCAAATGATAGCTCAGGGTCGTCAAATCGGCGCTAGAACATCTCAAAATATGGCTCAGGGATTGATAAGCGGTCAAGGTCAAGTTTCTGCCTCTATGACAGTATTAGTAAATACTGCAAGGTCTATTAGTATGTCTGGTGTTGGTATGATGCGTTATGTCGGAGCTATGATTGGTCAAGGTTTGGCTCAAGGTATGTACTCAGCGCTTGGAGCGGTTACGGCGGCAGCAAACGCCTTAGTGGCTCAGGCCGAGAGAGCGGCACAGGCTAAAGCTCGCATCCACTCGCCATCTCGACTATTTCGGGATAATGTCGGTCGTTACATTTCGCAAGGTATGGCTGTTGGTATTTTGGCAGATGCGCATAAAGTAGATGATGCGATGGGTAATGTTTACGATCAAATCAGAGCCTTTAAATATGCTCCGGAAGACATTATCGGCGTCGGGCAAGCGCAACTATCTAGGACGGTGCAGGTCAAATCATACCTAGAACGGTCAATCAAGGCCAGCGTTAAAGTTGTACAAGAAAAATCTAACAATCTTGTAGAACGCGCTCTTGAAGTCGCTGAAAAAGCTGTGAAGCGGCCTGTAAACATGATGCTAGATGACGGAGCTTTGGTTGCTAAAATCGGCAAACCAATGACCGATTATCAAAATGACAAATTACTACTAGATAACATGATGAGGGGGATAACGTAATGGACACAATCATCTATAACAATCATGACCTCTCTGAGGTTATCCGGATAATTGAAGTTATCCGACCAGTCGGAAATGAAAGGAGTGTCACGACAAATGATGCTCCTTTTTTGGGCGTTAACGTCCAAGATTTGAAAATAGGACCTAAAAAAATCAAAGTAAAATTTGCAATCCATAAAAAGACAGCTAGAGATGCCGAAAGCACAAAACACGCTCTGGCAAGTATCCTAAACACAAAGAACCCGGTGCGGATCACGATATCTGATGAGCCTGATAAATATTATCTTGGCATGGCTGTTGGAGCTGTGGATATGGACAATGTTGCCCGCTGGTTTCAAAAGGGGGAGTTTGATATTTTGATTCCTGATGGCGTGGCCCACGCTATCACTTATAAGCGGTTTGATAATCCCAAACAGGAGGGTAATAAGCTGGTATTTGACTTGGTAAACAACGGCAACGTTGATGCGTTTCCTGTTGTTACCGTCAGAAACAACTCAGAAAATGGGTATATCGGCTTGGTCAATCCCAGTGGCGCTATGGAGCTCGGCAATCGAGAGGAGACTGATTTAGAAACTTACAAACAGTCAGAAATCCTCTTTGATTATGTGACGAACAATGGGATCACAAAAGGATTTGCTGCAGCTAGGAAAGAATCTGGAGCGCTCAGAATTGAAAACAATTGGGGACGACCACACTTAGCTCTAGTTCCAGGCAACAACTCCGGAACGATTTCTTGGGACATTCCAGTTGATAGTTCTGGCCAAAGAGGAGCGTTGAATGACTACCTCTGGTGGCGGCAGATCTGCTGGCTCGGAGCGGGTAATCAGATGGGGTTTATGAAAATAAACTTTGTTGATAGCTCTGGGCGTTTTATATATGGCGTAGAGATCTACAAGCGCTGGTTCGGCTTGGAATGTGAATATAATTTCTTGGTCCGTGGAGACAACGGTCCACGCTTGGTTAAAAAATGGCAATTTATCGGCACGCATTATGATCATCACAATCCATTCAACGCTGAAAGGGGCTGGTCTGACATCCAGCGGCGTGATGACATGGTGCAGGTTTTTTGGTGGGGTACCTATCCTCAATTTCATGTTCCAGAAATTAAAGGCATAAAAACAGCCAAAATCCAAGTGATTATCGGCTCTATCAGCAACAATCCAATGATAAGTCATCTTTATTTAGATAGTCTTGTATATCGCAAAGATTTTGTCACAGGGATTCGTGATGTTCCGAATCGGTATCGGCCGGGATCGACGGTTGTGATAGATTGCGAAAATGACGGTATTACAGTGGACGGATTGAACAAGTTCAGCGACCGCGTCCATGGCTCAAGTTGGCTTAAAGTTCCGCCCGGCAACAGTAAGCTAGAGGTTTACTGTTCGAGCTGGGCAAAGGCTAAGCCGACAGTGGCGGTCAATTTTGAGGAAAGGTGGTTATAAATGTTATTAACAATTCACGATGCTCATTTGCATCCTGTTGCTTCAATCGACAACGACAAGCAGACCACTTTGAATTATTTTAACGATACCTGGACTCGTTTTTTCGAGACCGGTGCTGCTACCTTTGACCTCACGGTTGCAAAAAAGGCTTTGAGCACAGATACGCATTCGAAGCGAGCTTATAATCTTTTGAGCGAAAAGAATTTTATCTCCTTTGAATATGAAGGGGAAAGCCAGCTTTTCACCGTCCGAAAAACAGTTGAAAATGAAAAAGTGATCAAAGTCAACTGTGTTAACCTCAATCTTGAGTTGATCAATGAATACGCAAATCCATATAAAGCGCCTAAAGCGATGTCTTTTAAAGAGTATTGCGAAGCTATGGATTTGCTCAATTTTACCATGCTGCAGATTGGGATAAACGAAGTTTCTGACAAGAAAATCACTGCTGAATGGGAAGGTCAAGATACCAAATTAGCCCGACTTTTAAGTCTGGCCAATAAATTCGGGGCTGAAATTGAGTTTAAAACAAGACTTAATGATGATAGCTCTATCAAAGCGTTTGTGGTCAACGTGTACCACGAGAACGACGCCACGCATCAAGGCGTGGGGAAAGTCCAGTCTAAAGTGTTGCGCTATGGGCGAGATTTCCGCTCTCTAACTCGCACGGTTGATACAACAGGCATTTACAACGCCACTCGGCCAACTGGTAAGACAGAAGAAGGCGAAGTCGTAACGATTGCGGGAATGCCAGCGCTGGAAATAAAAAATGAAAAAGGGGAAATCGAATTTTTCCAAAGAGGCGACATGCTTTATGCTCCTTTGTCGATGAGTATGTTTCCAGCGGCGTTTACCAGCGGGACAATGAGTGACCAATGGATTCGTAAGGATTTTCCGGTCGAGTCAGCAAGCAAAGAGGTTATCCGGTCCAGTGCTCTGAGAGAGCTGAAAAAGAATTGCTATCCTGCTGTAACCTATGAAGTAGATGGCTTTCTGCCTTACGGGCCAGGAGACACTGTTGAGGTTGAGGATGATGGCTTTTATCCAGCACTACTGTTACAAATGCGAGTCTTTGAACAATCAATGAGCTTTACTGGCACCGGAGAAAATAAAACGGTCTTCGCTAACTTTAAAGCGATTGAAAACAAAGTATCAAGCAGCTTGCAACAACGTTTAGAAAACATGCTGGAAGAAGCGAAGCCGTATTCAGTTAGTCTCGCTACTGATAATGGCCATATCTTTAAAAACAACCAAGGCGAATCCACCGTTTTCCCAACGCTCAAAAAGGGCAATAGGGCTGTGGAATGTACTTGGAAGTGGCTGATTGATAACGAGGATTTTGGCCAAGCTCCAAACCACAAGGTCACAGCGGCAGGGATGAGGGAATCACTCACCTTGACGGCTATAGCATTGGTAAATGGTCAGGAAGTAGCTAGAGAGCAGTTGACTTTTACTAATGTCAACGATGGTCAAAATGGAGCTAAAGGAGACCCAGGACCACAAGGACCGAAAGGTTCTACTGGAGCAACCGGAGCCAAAGGCGACAAAGGAGAGACAGGAGCTAGAGGACCTCAAGGCGAACGTGGGCCGCAGGGAGCTGTAGGACCGCAAGGACCAAAGGGAGAACGAGGAGACCCAGCTGATACTGCAGAACTAAAAAAAGCTGTAACAGCAGCTCAATCCCAATTGACAGATGTCCAAAATAATCTAGCAGGAGTCAGGGCTAATCTAACACAAGCTCAGAGTCAGTTGAATAGCAATATTAGTCAAATCCGCTCGGATGTTGGCTCTATCCGCACCAAGCAAGGCCAGCAAGAAATCGAAATCAGCAAGCAAGTCGCAGCTCTCAACCAAACCAAGTCTGAGCTTGTGGGTGTGAAATCTGCTCAGTCAACGTTTGAGCAGACGACTACCCGCAGGCTGGCAGAGTTGACGAATCTGGCAGATGGTAAAGCCAGTAGGTCAGAGGTCGCACAGACTGCAGAGGAGCTGAAAAGTCGGATTGCGAGCGTGCAGGCTGGAAGCTCTCGAAACTACTTTAAAAACTCACGAACACGGTCATTTACAATCAACGAGCAAGCAACCTATGACTATAGGCTCTTTATCGTTCCTGATTTCTGGAAAAATAAGGACAGGCTCAAGCGTGACTATGTGCGTTTGTCTTTTGATGTGACCTTTCCAGTCGCTCTGGCTCGAGACATGCAAGCTAACGTACATTTTAGCGCCACACCTTGGTATAGCTATACAGGACTAGTTTTCAAAGGTGGAACAACCGAGCGCCAACATTTTGAGTTTACGATTGACTTGTCCGGTGCCGCTGAAACCTATCAGACTAACAATGTCTTCATCCGCTTCGGGACTAATTACGGCTTTCCAGCTGGTTTGCAGGTCGTGATCGAGAACGCCATGCTCTCGATTGGCAATTACTATCCAGCTTATCAACCAGCCTACGAAGACCAAGATGAGCGTGTCTCAGTCGTTGAGTCCACCTTTAAGCAACGAGCTGACTCAATTGAAGCTGGGATCAACCGCTTGACTGAAGGACTCAAAACCAAGGCTGATAGCAGTGCTTTGAACCTGCTCTCAGATAGGGTGTTAGCCTCTGTCAAGTCACTCGAGACCAACATGGATAACAAGCTGGACTCAAAATTGAGCACAGCCGAATTTGAGGTGCGAGCGTCCGGCATTAGACAAGAGATTATCAATGCCACGAAAGATAAGGCCGATAAGGCTCTGGTCACGGCTGAGGCCGGACGGTTGCGTGAGGAGCTGGCGAGTCTGTCTGTTGGCGGACGGAATCTGTTGAAGGGCTCAAAAGGCCCATTTAAGCCAAACGGAAATCCTGCGAATTTTGATAACCAAGTACTTTATCACAACGAGACATCTATACACCTCGTCCAAAACGAGAAGTATAGGATTTCCGCGAAAACTGATGGAGTTTTTGATTCTCAGCACAATGGCTCAAAAGAGTCAGATAATGTGGTCTTGTGGTTGATGGATAAGGCTGTCACGCAGTATCAAATCGTGTCAGATGCTAAGACTGGCACGACAGGAACAGAATTTGTTTGGAATCGTCCGACGGGCACTTACCATCTGCGAGTCAACACTTATCGCAAAGACCCCGAAAAGCTTAAAAGCGTCTGGGAGGTTAAGGTAGAGCAAGGCTCATTTAAGACAGATTGGTCACCCGCTCCAGAAGATGCAGAAGACCTCATCACCGAAGCCAAGGCAGTCTTTGAGCGAACAGCTCAGGGCTTGCGGACAGACTTATCAGCGGTACAAGCCTACGTTAACGCAGACGGCACACGCTCAGAAGCCTTGCGTACTTACAGTCGTGAGGAGACCGCACGTCAGCTGACCGCTGAGCGCAAGCTTATTGATGCTAGCTATGTGGGCAAAGCTCAGCACACAGAGGATGTAAAAGGCATCAGCAGGCGCTTTGAGGAGTTAAACTCAGGCGGCCCTAACCTTGTCTCAAACGGTGCTACAGAGCTTGGCCTGAAGTATTGGCCTGCAAATGGCAAGCTTACAGCAGACCGAAAGCACCCGTTTTTTAAAAACAGCACGGCTACAATGTTTGTCTTGGACACGACCGAAGCGGCTATCGCATTTATGCAACAAAACCAGTACAACGTGCTGAAGCGGAATACAGATTATACATTATCGTTTACTGCATTTGCATCCAGCAACGTATCAGGATTTCGGGCGCTGGTTGGTCTGCTATCCAACACAGACCACGCTTGGAAAAAGACCCTGCATACATATACTAAGACCTTATCACCAAACCAAGCTGAGCGCATCACTGTCCAGTTTAACAGCGGTGATTTTGATGGATTTGCTTTGCGATTTGACAATATGGGATCTAGCAATGGTCGCAGTGCAACTGTCTGGATAAGCGAAATCGATGTTTATGAGGGCACCATGAAACGGCCATATCAGCCGTCTCCTGCAAACGGCCAGAGCTACGCAGACACTAAGCTTGCTGAGTTTAGGCAAGGCATTGACGGCCAACTGGCCACTATGCAGGCTGCTCTTAATACAGCTAACGGATCTCTGACAGCCTTTAATACGTGGAAGCAGTCAGTGCAGGAAACACTGAATAAAGTCAGCAGAGTCGAGACTGGTCTTAACGAGACTAAGACCAGTCTGGCTGAGTTTAAGCGGACGGCTGAGGGGCAGTTGACCACGATTACTCAGCAAGTCTCTGGTAAAGTCTCTCAAACGGAGCTGAACCAGCGAGCTAATCAAATCACACAAGCTGTGCAGGAGCTGAGCAACTCAGTCCTTAGAAAAAGCCAAGTCAAAATCAACGAGGGGGGCATCATCTCTAGCGTTGAGAAGACCGTCAACGGCCAGACCTTGGCTAGTATGATTGCTCAAAGCCCGGAAAATGTTGAGATTATCGCTCGTTTGCTGAAAGTAAAGGGTGACATGATTGTTGACGGCTCTGTCACAGTTGACAAGCTAAACATTGAGGGTGAGCTGTCTGCCCTAAGCGGTAAGCTTGGTAGAGTGACCTCTGGAGAAATCATCAACGAGTACGAAACGCCTTATACTAGAGGTGAAATCAGAATCGCTGACAACATCCAGATTACGAACCACAACAAGTCAGGACCACGCTCGAATTTGGGCAAGGAAGAAATCAAGATGCTGCCAAACGGCATTTTGATGAACGCTTACGACACCAATGAGAAGCCAATCCATACAATGCAAGTGTCGCCTGATGTCATCTCGTATCAGCGCCTCAACTACTCGCTGAAAGGCGGAGGAACAGGCTCTTGGGATTTGGCGTATTCAAATGGCTATTCGGTGCTCAACATCGATACAGTCAACCAGAAAATTAGGTTACAGGCTGAGTCTAGTTTGATGTGGGGTGTTAATGCTACGTTTTTGCGAATTGGGAATCTGGTGACAGTGTCTGTGACGCGGATTATCTGCAATATCAACGAAATCATAGAAAATGGTAAAGCAAGAGAGCGAATCCCAAGCGGATTTAGACCTATTTCACAAACTCATTTGACCCTAACTGGTAATTTTAACACGACTATTGACGCTACTTGCATTGTGCATTTGGAAACCGACGGAAGTATTCGTTTTACCAACAACAAAAAAGGCAATCGAGTTTGGACGGGTACTGTCAGCTACACAACTGTTGATGAGTTTCCACTTGCCGGAGACGTGCCAAAAGGCAAAATCATATAGAGAGGTATCTATGGATAGTAAATTTTATAATCTCATGCTAGCTGAATATAAAAATCAGTTAGCTGATAAAACTCTAGGAGAGGTCGAGTTAACCGCTCGGTTGGTCCTGGAGCAAGAAAAAAACGCTGAATTGCAAGCAAAAGTTGAAGAGCTGGAGGCTTTGCTTGAAGAACAAACAAAACCAGATGAAGAAGGAGAATAAACATGGCTACAACTACTGAAAATACTTTACTTGATCTTAAAAACATCACAGAACCTTTTGATTTAGCAACTGCCCTCAAGTACATGAAGGAAAATGGTGAGTTTATCCGCTGCAAGAATGCGACGAATGACTTTTATATGTACCGCGATTTACAAAAGCGCCCTGTCATCGTCAATGGTCGTCGTCAATTTAAAGACGTGGAAACTGTTTGGGCATTTACCCAATGGGGCGGTACAGCAACAACCATCAACGTTGCTGACTTGTTTAATCAGGAGTACTACATCATGGCTTTTGACGCTGAAGGCAATCCTGACTGGACAGAGCCAACACAGGCAAGCATAGAAGAATAAGGGGTGATGAATGCAGGAACCAGATGGAATTTGGGCAATCATAGAAGTCGTTAAAGACTTTTATGAGACAGGGATTGATGACCATTTCTTTGTGTTTATCTTGTTTGTTTTGGTAATAGCCGATGTGGTTACTGGCTTTTGTAAAGCATGGGCGCTGAAAAACTTTTCGAGTCGCAAGGCGCGGACAGGGATTGTGACCCACTCAGCTATCTTTATCATCACAGCGATTGGCTACCCGTTTTTCCTCTTTGCTAATGCAGGGTCATTGGCAGACATGATCATAACGGCATTGTGCGCTAGCTACGGTGCTAGCTTAGTAACTAATTTAGACATTTTGGGTCTAAAAATCCCTTACGTAACCACGTTTATCAATGAGCGTGTGGACAATCACAAGACGAAGGAGTGATGAAAACATGAATCAAATTACAGAGCTTGTTTTGAGCTCAGCAATTGGTATCTTGACCATTTTGGCAGGAGCCATGGTTAAGGCAGTCAAGGAGTTTCTGATCGCGAAAGGCGGGGAAAAGTCAATCAAGATTGTCGAAATTTTGGCCAGAAATGCCGTGAATGCCGTCGAGCAGGTCGCGAAAGAGACTGGCTTCAAGGGTGAGCAGAAGCTCGCTCAGGCAAAAGGGGCGGTGCTAACCGAACTCGAAAAATACAATATCTACATGACAGATAAAGACCTCGATGTCTTTATCGAGGCCGCTGTGAAGCAAATGAATGAAAATTTGAAAGGAAAATAAAAATGACAACAGTAAATGAAGCATTACAAGATTTGGCAGCTTTGGTGGGCTCAGGCACTCCAGTTGGAAATGGTGAGTGCTACGCACTTGCAAGCTACTACGAAACCCTCATCAATCCAGACAGTACAGTTGGACTGGGGGCTGGTGTCGGTTATGTTAGCGGTGCGATTGGTGATACTATCTGCGCTGCAAACATCGGCACAAGCTATGACTGGGAATCAAACGGCTGGACGGTTACTAACGATGGAGTCTTGCAGAGTGGTCAAATCTTGACCATCGAGGGAACAGATTGGAACCCGTATGGCCACGTTGTGGTTGTTGAATCCGTCAACGGCGATCAATTGGTCGTAATCGAGCAAAACTATGCTGGCGCTCGGTATCCTGTGCGCAACTACTATAGCGCATCTGATTACCTCCAAACAGTCGCGCATTTCATCACGCCAGCAGAATCAGGCGGCGAAATTGTTGACGAATCTACTAGCGCAGCTGACACAAATCAATATGCCGAAAACGGCACAATGACCGTGACTGTAGATGCCATCAATGTCCGTCGAGCTCCTGATACATCAGGAGAGGTAGTAGATCAATATACCAAAGGTCAAAGCTTTAAGTACGACACAGTTATCGTGGATGCTAATGGCTTTGTCTGGGTGTCTTACATCGGCGGAAGCGGAAAGCGGAACTTTGTCGCAACTGGCCCTACTCAAAACGGCAAGCGTTACGGCGCAGCTTGGGGCACGTTCAAATAAAAAACCGCAGCGGAAACTGCGAGAATAAAAAATATCTTTCTTAAATTTTAATCTACCCCGGCCGAAAGGCTGGGGCTTTTTTATTTGCGAAAATTTTGAAAAGGCCGTTGCTTTAAGAAGGACTGCCGAGGAAGAATACGGATATCACGATAAATAATTTCTGCCTAAACGGAAAATCTAAAAAATGTCCGTTCTAACGGACTCGGCTGGCCGACAGCGATGTCGGTCTGTTTTTGTTTTCCCTCGTTTATATTAGATAGAGAATTTTAGTGTCTTTTATTGAAATGTTAGTCGTTCTTCTCATCATCAGCGTCTTGATGCTCTTGTTTGTTCCGAATTTGACTAAGCAGAAGGATGCTGTTTCAGATACGGGCAATGCAGCCGTAGTCAAGGTCGTGGAAAGTCAGGCTGAGCTTTATGAATTGAAGAATGTTAATGAAAAAGCCACTC